ATGAGATTTACAATATCTACGCTCATCTTATATAATATTATAGTAACAAGCCTTTAAGTTGTTTTTTTGCTTTTTAAAAACAAAAACAAATTTACCACTTGGCTTTTCTAACACTTATCTTTGGCCCAGAACCCTTCTTTTTCATCTTATTTGGGTCATAAGCTTCATCTTCTTCATCATCTGAAGGCATATCTTTAGACATTTCCCAAAATTCTTTCGCTCCTAACTTGAAGTCATTATGTGAATCAGCTTTATACCAAAATACTTGGTCTTGTAATTTATTTGATTTTGAATTATTATGTATTACTAAGCATTCATAATTTTCGGTACACTGGTCCATCACTTGACAGAAAGATTCAAATGTCGGAAACATACCAGCATAATTTTCATATATTCTTTTTCTATTCGCAATATAATTTTCTCTCAAAATAAAAACATAATCTATATTTGTACGCAAATTAGGTGGAATACCTAAAGGATATTGCATTGTGATGACTAACATCACCTTCCAATGTCTACCATTCATGAAAAGTAAACGCATCATTTTATCCTTAGCCCAAGTGTTATCATAAAGACAATCATCTAAAATAACAAATGCTCTTGGGTCAATTGTACTGCGTTTATATGTAATCATTTCTTTTTTAATTTGTTTCAAAACTTGTCTTTGTCTTTTTAAAATATTCTCAATAATTACAGTGTTATATTCATTATGCACAAATAATTTCGGCACCATTTTACCATAAAAACCGTTTCCTTCTTCTGTTCCAGAAATAACTGTTCCAATAGGTATGTCTTGATGATAGAAAAGTAAATCTCTTACCAAAAATGATTTGCCTGTATCACGTTTTCCAATTAAAACAATTACAGGACCTTTGTTTTCACTTGGCTTAAAACTGATACTTTTCATATCAAATTTTTTCAAATCTAAAGTCATTTGTAATTATATTATTTTAGAAAATAAAATTTAATCTTTTTAACGAAATTATTCTTAAATTCAAAATCAAAATCGAATTCAAAAAAACATAATTAAGAAATAATAAGTTAAAAGTATTTAGAATTTATATATTTATTAGCTAATGGTAGTATCTATCAATTATCAAAAACGCAGGAATCAAGAGCTTTTTAAAGCTTTAGAGAATCCTGAAATGACTTTTCTCTCCAACATTCAAAATTATATTCCCATTTATACCAAATTTTTTTCATTGAATGAAACAAATTACAATAGTATTAACCTTAATCATAAATGGTATATTTCTAATGTTAGAGAAAGATTAGATGATGATTTTCACATTTATAATTGTACATTAAAAAATATAAATAACTCTACTAAAAGTAAACCTAAAGATGTATTCTTTAAGATGGCACCATTAATTGACCCATTCAAATACTTAGTTGGAAAATATAGTCCTGATGATAAAAAATTATATAACCTCCCACAATTAACTACAAGTGAAGATGAAACTACCAGCAAATTTTTAGATGTTAATAACGCAGCATATGTTGATAGTTTTTTCACATTTTTAACAAGTCAATTAATATATGATTTCGATTTTGCTCATGGAATAGATTTTTTTGGTTCCTTTTTAGCAATCAAAAATGATTTTAAACTTAATATTATTGATGATCTAGATTATTTAAATGGTTCTGAATATTTCATTAAAAACAAAAATGTATTGTTTACTGTTGATGATTATGAATATCTTTTTTCTGATGATGGTGAAGTAAATAGCAATAATGGTAAATTAAAACCTATTAATATTGACCATACAATAAGTATGAAATCTCATCTATCAGTAGATTCTTTTAATGATGGCGATTTCGATAATATTTTTTCTGAAAACAGCACTCTAACAAAAGATAATTTGAGAGAACACGAAATGGAATTAGTTGATATTACTAACAACAATGAACTTTTGTCTACATCCAATCTAAATGGAAATGATAATAAAACTACATTAAAATCTGGTTCCAGTTGTTCATCAAGAACATCTCATACATCAATTGAAGATGAATGTGAAATTATAAGTGATAATATTGAAGAAATTCCTGATTTAATTACTGTTGAAGATATTAAAAGTGAAAAAAGTTTCAATAGTAACAAAAAAGTATCAGACAATTCTGAATTAGAAGTTGAATGTGATGAAGATATTGATAGCAATGAAGAAGATGATGAAGATGAGGAGGATGATTTTGAAGATGAATGTGTTAATGCGATTATACCTAAAGTTCCTGTTCAAGTTATATGTATGGAATGTTGTGGGGATACTTTTGATAATCTTATTTTATCCTCTACATTATCTGAAGAAGAATGGTTTGCAGCTTTTATGCAAATTATTATGATTCTAATAACATATCAAAAGATGTTCTCATTTACACACAATGACCTTCATACAAATAATATTATGTATGTTGAAACAAATAGTAAATATTTTTATTATTGTTATAAAAACAAGTATTATAAAGTTCCAACATTTGGTAGACTTTTCAAAATTATTGATTTTGGTAGGGCTATTTATAAATATAATGGTAAACTTTTTTGTAGTGATAGTTTCCAAGCTGGAGGTGATGCTGCCACTCAATACAACACAGAACCTTATTTCAATGATAAGAAACCTCGTTTAGAACCAAATTTCAGTTTTGACCTATGTCGTCTTGCTTGTTCTATATTTGATTATGTTGTTGAAGATTTTGATTCTTTAAAAGAAATAACTGAATCTGACCCAGTTGTTAAATTAATTGTTGAATGGTGTTTAGATGATAAAGGTGTTAATTTACTTTACAAGAATAATGGAGTAGAGAGATATCCTGATTTTAAATTATATAAAATGATTGCTAGATATGTTCATAATCACACACCACAGGCACAATTAGAGAGACCAGAATTCAATAATTTTTTAGTCAACAAAAAGGATATAGAATCCAATAAAAAAATACTCAATATTGATGATTTACCTATTTTAGTATAGGGTATATAAACATTTCAATATTTAATTCTATAATGATAAATAATTTAATAATAATAAATTATTTATTATTTTATACAACATTTTCTTTACACACCAGTAGAAAGAGTTTTTACTAATTCAACATATTTATGAAAATCATTTAAATAATCATAATTTTGAATTTCTTTTATGATATCATCTATTTTTTTATCATCACGAATAATTTTTAGTTCTTCTTTAATATGAAATACTCCAACCCCTCTATAATTTCCATGATTATAATATTTGAAACTAATATATCCATTATGGTTTAATAAAATGTAATAAATAGTTTTCCATACATCACCTGTCCAAGGCTCACCATATTTCAAAATTCCATTTTCATAATAATGTTTTATTGGAATTCTTAATTGTTCATTATAACTTTGTGGTAATATATCATCTATCATAATTTTTCCTTCATCATTCAATACAGCTAAACTATTAATAAAATCATTTAAAACATATTCAGATTGATGCATTCCATCAATAAATATACAATCAAACCTCTTATTTGTATCTCTTTCTTTTAAATAACTAAAATAATCATCTGATGTTTTTAACATTATTTGAGGGTCGCTAATTTTTGGGTCTGGGTCAACACCTACTTTTGATGAAAAATGTGTATTTCTAAATGTGTAACCATATTCAACACCAATTTCTAAATATGAATCACTATTTTTACTGTTAGCATTAATTACTTCATGTCTAGAACCATAATTTGTATTAAAATCTACTTGTGGTAATTTTACTTCTATAAATTCAGTATCTTCACAATTCTTAATAATTAAATTGAAATACCTCTTCAAAATATTTCTAGGTGTATTATTTAAAACATAACACTTAAAATTACTATAACCATAATGGTCTAATAAATTACACAAATACTCTGGGCTATATCTATTATCTAAAACAACAAATTCATTTTTATCGTCTTTACATAATTCATCAATTCTTTCTTTAAACTTAACAAGAGCTTCTATACCTATAATACAATATTGTTTATTACAATCTGGATTAATAATAATGTTACAAAATTTATGTTCATAATTATCTCTTAACCATATTTGTGAATAACTATTTATATA